GTGTTTTTCCTGACTCCGTGCATGGGAGGCGGATCTTTCATTAGATTAGGTACCTTTTATTCTCAGGATTTCTTCTAAACCCCCGCGCTTCCGCATCATACTGACATGATGAAGAAGCGCGGGCTACCTTGAATAGTAGCAGTGCCAGCAGTCAGCGTGGCGGTGCCCTGGATCTTGACGTCGGTCGCCTCAAGAAGAGACATAACTCCGTTCAAGGTGAAGGGAACCGCCACCCCGTTGGCTGTGGCAGTGCGAGACTCGTAAAACGTTGCCCACGTAATGACTGTGGACATGACTCGCAAACCCACCGACACCGAAGTGCCGCCGGCGATGCCAATATATCCCTGACAAGAGAAATAATAGCGGCCAGCCGGGACCGAGATCGAAACATAGGGCGGAGTGGTGATCACTTGCGAGATCCCCAACCCGTTCCACAAAGTCTCAGTCCACGCAGTGGGGACCGTAAATCCCTCCAAATCAGCCCACGATGTCGTGAGGTTGGAAGTCGCCGGAAAAGTCAGCGAGGAGGAATGAGTGGTCGGAGGAGTGACTGCCAAAGTGCCCACAAAAGGGTTGATGAGGATGATGTCATAGTTGACATACAACTCACCAATGGGCGTATCGGCAGTCGCCGCGGCAGCTCCTGCAGTCACCACATACAAACGTCCAAAATCAAAATCTTGGACAGTGGCACCAGCAGGGATGTTGCCATTGCGCACCAACAACTGGCGGCGCAAGTTCTCAGGAGGCACATAGAGCACCAAACGCTGGGTGGGAACACCAACCGCGCGAGGCTGAAGATTCTCAGCTTCGCTAAGCGAGTTGATGTTGGCATCAAAGCAATCAGCGTTGTAACAAATGACAACGCGGCCTTGCTTGCCTGCATCTGCGAATTCACCCACTGTAGGGATGAATTCGAAGGAGACGTTGGTGATCATGTACTTCTGGTACTTGGCGGCAAAACCCGAGAGCCAGGGAAACGTAGACTCAAGACCTGGCTGCAGAACAACCGTGTCTGAGCGAAGCGTCTCGCTGGCTTTGACCATCATGATGCGCTCTCGTCTGTTGACAAAAGGCGTCATCTGTGATTGGCCTTGCTCGGTGGAGAGGCTGCGCACGCTCTTGGCATTCCGAAGGTTAACAACAGGCTTGTCGCCTGAGCCCATGCTGAGCCCACCCCAAGGGGTGTTGACTCCGAAATGCCAGCGCTTGCCAGCCTTGGAATGCTGCTCATGAGGCGGGTGGGGTTG